ACCAGTATCCTGTGGAGCCTCTGTATAATATAGCCGGTTATTCAACCCAGAAGTTCCAACCGTTGCATCATATAATTTGGTTCTCAATTCACTGTACATTTGTTGTTGCCTTTAAAATTTCCTTAATGCGTGATTTAGATTTTAATAGTGCAGTACGTAAAAATGGTCTGGGTTTCATTTTCCAAGTTCCAAATTCAACATGTACACCATACTTGACATTTGTTCCAACCCTTACTGAAATATGTCCCGCTGTTTTTTCAGGTTTATCATGTGTAATCGAATTTTTTAACCTACTTGATTTAACAGCTTGATTAGGTCCACTTGAAATTTCTCTGATTGCTTGACCTTCAATATGCTGACCTATCTGTTCCAATTTCTTTTCAAGGTTATTATTAATATTACTAATAACTTTTGCACCATACCATTTACTTTTTAATGCCATTATTTTTTACCTTCCATATCAATATAGGTCTCACCTGCTGTTTTCATGTGTGATTTCAAATTAAATTTTAATTCCAATAATAAATCATGGTTATCAGTTTTGTCCAATTCAAGTATTATTATCCTGGCATCGTGTCGTCCAATATCTTCCGTATTTTTATTAATTGTAACAAACCCTGCAACAACCGGGGTCAATAAACTAATTATCAAAATAATGGTTGCAAATATTAAATGTACTTTGGTTAAATTTATTTGTACTGTTTCATTTTTTTCTGGCATATTTACTTATCCCTTAATATCAAAATTAATTCAGTATGCTGATTATAACCAATATTTAAATAGTTTACTGAATCAATATCATATAATGTTCCATCAACTTCAACTACCGAAGTTGGCTCAATTACTTTTAAATTACAAAAAAGTTTATACGTTTCCACGCTCTCTTTCTTGCTGTTATTGTACTGCTCCGCTCCAGTTAAAAGTTCCATCACCCCAAAAAAAGTACTTGAGGTTGTAAATGTTTGCTCCCATGACCCGCTTATATTTGAACCTGAAGGGTTCATTAATACGACATGGGTAGTTAAGTATGATAAAAGGCTCATATTAAAAATATTTAACCTTTCGATAAATGTTTAAATTATTTAATATCATTTTTGGTATTGAATCAATAAAAGAAACTGAATACCCACCAACTGTCTCCGATGAGATATTTTTTTCAGGTTGTTTTACTTGACTCCAAATTAGCTGTGCGGCTGGTAATTTTAAAGCTACCTCGGTAAAATCGTATGTGTCATAGGTATAGGTAGTAAAGCTACCTGATTCAGCAACAAAGGTCGAATAATCTGTACCTAAATTACAATATCTAAAAATAAAATCGGTTACAATAGGTATGAGTGCATCAATTTGGTAATCGTACGTTGTACTACCACTAATACTATTAAGTTCCTTAACCTCATCTGCCGTGATTAATATTCCAACTGCCATAAAAGCTCCTTAATAAATTAAAAAATGAAATGGGTAGAAATTAATCTACCCATATAAATTAATTCAATCGATTATGAATACTCAATCGCTTTTAAGGTTGCCAATTGGGTAGCTTTAATTACTTTACCACCATAGGCGTATAAGGCTTTCAGCGCATCGGCTACCTGTTTCTCAGGTTGTATAATCTGTAAGGTACTTAACCCTGCGGCAAATGCTAAGGAATCTGAACCACCAGCTATTAGGTATCCACCACTTACATTGTTTGAATAGTAAACATTGGTACCATTTACGGTAGCTCCCTGTATCAAACCATTTTGCAAGTAAGTAACATGCGCTCCAAATCGTGTATCAAGTATTAATTTTTCTTTTGTCCACGCTGGTATAATTACCCAACGACCATTTTGAGGTGTATCATTTTCATCAAGTACGGTATTCATTTTGGTAATCGCATTATAAGCACTTGCGGATGCGGCTGTTTCACTATTTGTTCCAATCGTCCACCCTGAACCACCTGCTGTCAAATCGGTTGCTGTTCCGGAAACTTCACTGTATAAAGTTGCAAGGTATGTATCAGCTGCCTGTGCAAAAACATCACCAGCTTTTCTTGCTACCTGTTCCATGAAATTTACATCCCATTGTCTTTGGTATAATCTGTCGATTGCTCTAAATATATATTTCTGTTGGTTAATTGCTAATGATTGACTGGTATAACTTTGTGCGGTCATAACCATATCGGAACCAATTGTATAATCGCTCGAAGTGAAATCGGTCAGGGTATTAATTATTACATTTTTACCAAATTCGGCATCACCCTGAAATGATTTATTTGCTACCGAAATATATGGTGAGTTTGATACAATGTGGTCCAAAATAAATTGCGACCAAATTGATTTATCTAAGGATACTGCGGACATAATGAATCTCCTTTTAAATTAAAAAATATTTTATTTATTATCTGTACTGTTAATCCTGATGGTACTTGCCCAAAAGTATTTTTATTATACGATTGCCAGAGGTTCATGCCCTTTGTCATTTATATAAGTATAAAATTTTTGTATTTTTACATCATTTTCCATAATGCAATTTCATGACGTTCTCCAAAATCTGTGGGTCGTATTTCCTGCGCTCTTCGGCGGTCATCTTAATAATCATTTCAGGTGTTAAACCACTTGGGTTATCACTACCAGGCACTGGAGTTTGTTTACCCGTTCCTTTTAAGCGCTCTTCCATTGCTGTCTTTATTGAGTTTTGGTAGATTTGTTCAAACCCTGTGATATTGGTTTGGGTTGTTATTTCATCTTCACCAACTAATTTTAGTAATAATTCAGTTGGTAATTTTTTATCTGTTCCCAATTTCAGAGCATAATTATTTAAACGCTCCCGTTTTACCTCTTGTTTTGTTTTTTCAATTTCAGATTTTAGTTCCCTAAGCGCTTTGGTTTCGGGTGATTCATCTGGGTGCTTCTTTTGGTATTCAATTTCTACCCTGTCATCAACCAATTTTGGTAAAGTTTTTTCCTTATAGGTATTTAAAGCTTGCTGAACCCTTGCATCACTTTCTGATTGAACCCATTTTTTTGCACCTTCATCACTTGCTAAAAACTGTTTAACAATTTCCAGATTAATTTCTGGCGTGGTTTCTGTTTTCTCTTCGGTAATTTCACTCATTGTACTTTTCCTCCTACCCAAATGGTTCATGCCCATTTGTTTAATTGTAATTTAATATAACTGATTATTTCAGTTTTGTATATCTGGTATAAAATCTAAAATTATTGTACACCTGCAATTAATATCTTCCTGTGGTATACCACTCAACCCCGGCGCTTCGGTTTCTCCACCAGCGGGAAAGGTAAAAATACCATTTGCATTAGCTTGGGTATCATTCATTTCAATATGAGAGTCCCGGGTTCTACCATCAACAACACTAATCCAAAACTTTGCAACATTCAAACCTTGCGCTCGCATTTCAAAAAGGTTTTCATTTATTGAATCAAGCTTGGCAGCATTTTCATTTCGGTGAACCTCTGTCCTTAATATGCGCATAGCATTGTTGGCACTTATATTAAAGCGCTCGGTAACCTTCCTTGCAAGCGCTTCATACCCTTCTCCAGTCAATATTCCATTAGTTATTATCTGTTTTACCCCACCCAATAATGATGCACTGTATTTACCCAGAGCATTTTCCCACCTCATTGGGTTGCTTACCGATGCTTCTACCGCTTTTTTATTTACAATACCAAATTCCGCAAGCGCTTTATTTGTACCATTAAAGTTTATTTTATAGATATTTGTAGTGCCACTCCTGATGGTATTTACAGCATCGGCATTTAAATCTATAATCAATCCTGCAATATTTTTTTCTAAGTTAGCCAATTTATTAGCGGCAATGGCAAACTCTTTTGACTTACCAAGTTTTAAATATAGTTGTAATATTTCATCCCTAACTTGCGCCAGCGCTGTCTTATAAGATTTTAATAAAGTTTTATTATACTTTGTGGTAGCACCGCTTGATAATTTTACCAATTCACGCATTAATTTTTTAGTATTGGTTGGCATTAAATTACTACCTCTTCATTTGTTGGTAGTGCCAAGTCATCAAGGTTGATGGTTTCTCCATTATCTAATCTTTGCTGTTTAATCCTTTCAAGTTCAACCTTTACATTAGGTACAACATCCGAAGGTAGTTTGCTCAAAATTGCTTCATCACTTAAAGTACCTTTTAGCATTACCAATTCCTGTATAGATACATCGGATGGTATATATCTGCTAAAAATATATTTAATATCTTCATAATTAATATCCACGTTTTTAACATTTTTCCAAAATGTAGTAATAACTTTAAACATATCCCGTAACCCCTTTGAATAAAGGCGTTCCTTTTCTCTTGCTTTAATTTCTAAACCAAACAATTTATACCTTCTTGCTACCCCGGTTTGTGCTGCCCCTGAAAAACTTTCATCCGACATGTCTACCCCTGCACTGAATTTCCATATCCTGTCATTCAATATATTAATTACCTCGCTTGAAAACTGTGGGTTAACATTTTTTGTAATAAATCTGACATCATTACCAGCATCTTCTGAACCATTTCGAGGTATATAAAATGCGCCACTTGACTTGGCAGCTTTAAGCATGTCAACATCTGGCTCCACCCCAAAGAAACCAAGGTAACTATTGGCAAAAAGTTCCAGTTCATTTACAGAATCCGAAACACTAATGTCCATGGCGTCGATTATCGATTCAATTTTTTCCCAATCTCCCTTCACCAAATTATTATTAATAAATTCAATTACTGGCACGTGTTTAAATTGATGCTTCTGTACTTTTTCATCAACCAAATAATCAACCTCAAAATTTCCTTTTTCATCGGAAATAAAATAATAAACATTTTCACGGTCGTACCATTCAGCCCTTTTTACTGCTACCGTTTTACCATTGTCATCGGTAAGGTAAAAATCATAATACACTAAACCAAATTCGGTTTCATCAGTAACAGGATTTTTTATAGTGGTTGCTTCCCATGGTTTTAAATTTTTCATTATCAATTCAATTTTATCATCCGCCCGAGCGCTGGCATCCCATATATCAGCATAATATACAAGCCGGTACGCTTTACCAACCACGCTCAAAATATTTTCTAATGTATAATCAAGCTCCTCATAGGAATTTCTTTTCAAAAATGTTTGTATGGCATCATTTAATAGAGTAGATTTTTCTCCATAAATAGTTTCATCAATTTGGTATTTTATTGCATACCCAAGGAGATACCCGCATATTTGTTGGGTAAGTACACCTCTGTAATCATTTTGAATTTTATTATTTGGTTTTGTTGGGTCTGTAAATGTTCTGACTTTTATTGGCACGTTACCATTGTATCTATCCCACAACCCTATCATTTCAAGGTCTCTTGTTTTGTTCGCCGTAATAACATCTTTAATAATTAAAGCCAACCCTTGTGAATTGTTCACGCTCTCAATTATCTTTTGAAAAAACTGGTTCTCATAAATCATTTTTTTTCTCCTTATTAGTATAAACTTGGTACAGCTTTAATTTTATTTGGTAGTCTCCACATCCTATCTACACAGTACCTAAGACTTGCAATCGTATCATCCGGTTGATGCGGGTCTGGTTCTTTAAAAATTGTATCTGTTTTTTCATCATATAAATATTGGTATGATGTGATTTCTTTTATTAAGTTTTCACAGCGTGGGTGTATTATAATGTGATACCTCTTTAAAAAATCAAGCGCATGCTTTACAGAATCCTTACCTTTTTTTACTGCCAAAACTGTTAACCCTAACCTTCGCATTTCATTTATACTTCTGGGTTCTGCACTGTCGGCATAATAAATAACATTTTTAGGATAATTTCTGTCAATTACTTTTCTGAAAAAATCAATATTGGTTGATGCTGAACCCTTAATATAAACCTCATCTAAAACCAGTATATTGTTTCCAGCCAGTGCTATCAATAGGCAAACGCTTGCATGGGTTGAGCCAAAATCTACCCCTGCAAATAATTTTTCATATTTTTTTATAGTCATATTAATATCTGGGTAGCGGTCTTCACTATATACGTCCCAATTTCTGAAAACTTGGTTTTGGGTTATTGCACCCCACTCCGACAACCCATAAACTTTCCAGTCCATATCACTTGCATTTTTTAAATCCTCAAGAGTTTTAATATAATCAGCATCAAGGAAAGTATTATCAAGGTAAGTAGTTTTATAAATCGAAGCCTCGTAAACCTTTTCACTGCTAAAAAACTTTTTAAATAACCACCCGTTAATATCAACTGGGTTGAAGGTCATTGTAAAAGTTTTTGGGTATGCTGATATACCTCTCATCCTTAAATTTAATTGTCTGAAATCCTTTTCATTTATTTCAGTTGCCTCCTCGACCCATATATGCTGAATATTTTGAAATGATTTTAATTTTTCAACATCATCCAAACCTAAAAAAACTATTTTGTTACCATTAAAGTTATAAGTAATTTCCATAGGTGATGTAAAGCATGTAAATTCCGATTTTAAATTTTCGGTTTCTATAAGGTGAATAAATAAATCGTAAACTGAATTTTTTAGGGTTCGCTGTATTTTACGAACCACTAAAATTTTATTACCAGCACCTTCATTAATTATCTTTAATAGTAACCGTTGAGCGCTTGTCCAAGACTTACCCGAACCTGCACCACCCATCAATAAAATTAATCTATTATTATCCTTCATGAAATCCCGATATGCTTTTAAAATTTCCATACTTAGTCGGTAAATTTAACATCCAAAGTTTTATTTTTTACCTCAAGAGTTTGGTTTTTCTTTTCAATCCAACCAGTTAGTTTCGCAAGCAATTGAATGGCGTAAACATCACCATCCTCCGCTTTTTTACTTAGTGCACCCATAGCACGGTCGAGGTGTACCTTATATTTTTCAGTGATTTCCTCGGTGCTCATTTCTTGGTAATGCTCGTAAATAGTTTTGGGACTTATACCTGTTGCCGTAACCAGGTCTTTAATCTTTGGTATGTTTTCGGTATCAGCATATAATCTCCAAAAAGCCTCTTCAATTTTAGCATGATTATCATTCCAGGTTTTATTTCTGTTTTCATTGTACATAATTTGCTCTCCAAATATTTAAATTAATGTAATTATAAATATCCAATTAATACTTTATTGACTAAATAAAACAATATTCGGTCTTTTTTCGATTAGTTCAAAGGGAATTGCTAAAAAATTTGAGCGGTTTGGTAATTTGTTCGGTCTTATATACTGGGAAACATCTAAGGTCTGTAAATATAACCTTAATTTTATCACATCTAATACCCAATATTTATATAAATCAATTTCATTTGGTAGTGCATAGGCAAACATGTATAGCTGTGATGCCAAGTGGAACCAGTCTCCATACACTGAACCAATACGATTGTTTTTGTATTCAATGGTTAATTCCTTGTAATCTTTTTTACTATACCTCAATATTTTTTCCTGTGCTGTAATAAAA